TTGCAATACGGTGCAGTTCCCTATGCCCAGATAAAGTACCGTGGTCAGTGATGGCAATTGCTGGCATCCCTAACTCAACTGCACGGTTCACGTATTCTTCTGGAGTAGCAATCCCATCAAATAAACTAAAATGGGTATGGACATGTAAGCCGACGTAGTTCATATTACCAATCAGCGTTAGTTGCTGAGGTGGCAGATGGGCCATCAAAGCCCAAATAGAACGCTTCTTGTTCTGCGTATGGAACCTTGCGTAGTGCAGATTCTAGTGGGTAAGGCTTAATGTCTCCCCAGTTAAATGGTTCCTTGTCTGGTGCAGATGGAATAAGAGTGTAATTTGTTTCAGTTCCCTGACCATTACGCTTTAACTTCCACTGTACATTTGAGATGCTTCCTGTTTCAAGTGCATACTCACGAATTGTGTTGAATGATGATTGCTTGCTGATACCCATTGACCAGATTGCAACATATGGTGATTCAATGCCATCGTCTACAAGAACGTTGCAGTAGAAGCGAAGACGTGCTCTCCAGCCAGCCTTTGGATCCTTGCGGTGCATTTCTTCAGCCCAGTCACGACCTTCTGTATCCATTGTGTCTACAGCCTTGCGCTTATAGTCCTTTGGGTTTGTGTGTTCTGATACAACAATTGCTAGTCCACGCTCTGCGTTATAGTTTGCTGAATCTTCGTCTAGTTCTTCTAAGAACCGAATCTTTACTGATTGTCCGTCAGCAAGTTTTAGCCACTTAACCTTTGGACCATCTCCACCCTTTGGGCCGTCTAGTACTGGGCCCATTTCCTTTATTCCTCTTAGTATTGCCATGTGTTTTCTCTTTTCTGTGTTATGTTAGTTTAGCATAGACTGTATTGATTTGTCAAACTGGAAGTCCAGTTCTTGAATTGACTTATCGTCCATGTCGCCTATATCTTTATATTGCTTATTTAGTTGTATTACAGATACACGAGAACCAAGTTTTTCAACTATCTTAGTTTTCATATTTCCACCTGCTTCATCGTTGTCTGCAATAACAATTATATCATTAAAGTACTTTTTAAGCAATTCTATTTGTATGTTAGATACGTTTGAGCCAAGGGTTGCTACTGCAGGAAAGCCACACTGGTCAAGCCTAATAGCGTCAAATGATGACTCTACAACATACACTTTCCCAGAACTCTTAACCCTGTGAAGATTAAAAAGTGTTTTTGATTTTGGAAGTCCTGGAGTATTCTTGAACTCTTTGCCCTCAATAGATCTTCCAACAAAGCCAATTGGTAAACCATCTGGGCTATGAACAGGTACAGTAACCATATCCTGTTTGTCTGAGTATCCTAAAGAAAACTTTGATGCAGACTCTTTGGTTATCTTTCTGTAGTTAAAATAATCTTTTGCTCTATCAAAGGAAAGAAGGTTATTGTGCAAACGCTTAAGAACTAGTTCATCAAACAGTGTGAACTCTGGCTTTTTGTATAGCGCCTTATCTATATCGGTCTCAATACTTGTTTCTGTCTCTTTACTTTTTATAAATCTTGCTGCTTCAAAGTAAGTCCTGTTAGACATATGCATTACGAACTCTGTAAGTCCAGTTACATGATGACAGGCAAAGCAAAAAAATGTTCCATTGTTCTTGTCTATTTCTCCTGCTGGCGTTCTATTGTTATTGTGGTATGGACAAAAGATTATATAGTCTGAGTCTACCTCAGACTCAATCGTTACACCTGTTCCTGTGAGAACTCTTTTGATTTGTTCTTTTGTGTATAGATTGGTGTGCTTCCGTCTATCCCTGCTATCCATTCGCTTTGCTTTCTCCCTGTATGTATACCGTGTACTGTTAATTCAAACTCAAAATATTTTTTTCTTTCATTATAGTCTATAGTAAAGTCTGGGTTTATGTCAAGTCTTGGTACGTATCCAGATAGGCGCATCTCAGACTCCAGTAGCCTGATATATTCTTCTTTAAGCCTGCCAAGTGCCGATTCGTCATGAATTACTCCATTCAAATTGAACTTCTTGATTGGCTTGTGGTGATAGTTCGCCATGTAACATATTATACCTACTTATCTTCATAGTCTTTATATCTGTAGTATCCCTTGTCAAAATCAACCTGTACAAGGAAGTCTCCCATAAACCCATTACGGTTCTTTCTAAAAGCACACTCAATAATATCGCTATTGCTTGCACGACCAAGTGCAATAACCCAGTCTGCATCGTATGCAATCTGCCTTGACCAAGCAGTCTGTCCAAGAGTTGGAACACCGCTTAGATCATTTACATCGTCTGGTGTTGCAGATGAGATAGCAATAATTGGAACCTCTTCTCCAATAGCCATGAGTTTGAGTTCTCTTGAAAGGTTCTTCATTCGTACCGTTTCGTTGTCTGACTTCTGATTAGGAGCCATCAACTGTAGGTAGTCAACGATTACAAAGTCTGGTTTATACTGATCAATCTTTCCACGAAGAACTGACGGATTGATTTCTCCACCCTGGTCATTTGAAATGATATGAAACTCTGGCTTACCCTTTAAGTGCCTTTCATGCCAAGCCTTAAGAGTGTCCAACTCAACATCTCCATTAGACAATTTTCTGTGCGACCAAAGGCCTTCTCCCATAATTGTAAATACACGGTTACGAACTTCTGTCTCGCTCATCTCAAGTGAGATTACAAGGGGTGTCTTACCCTGTTTCCAGGCTTGTACAGCAAAGTACAGAGCCATCCATGACTTTCCTATACCTGGGTATGCTAAAAAGACCCCTAATTGACCTGGCATAATTCCAGAAGGAAGATAGTTATCGAACCCTGGAAGATTGGTTTTAATTCCAACGTGCCCTGCTGCTTGCTGAATCTTTAAATTCTCAAAGTATGCTACTGCAGACTCAAGGTCAGTTACGTCAATATCACGAATGGCCGAAGTGTTTTTCTTTAACTCTGATGTTTGTGTAATTAAATCATTTAGTGCAATATTGCCCTGATTGTTTTGAACATTTGTTGCTGCAGATCTTAAGATATCTTTAAGGCTATCATTTAGATATTCTCCCTGCAACTCTTCAAGGTGATGTTTTGTTGCACCAACATTTGAAATAGGAGAGAAATCTCTAAACTTTTCTGTAACCAATTCTGAAGGAGGAAGTGACTTATTGTTTTCAAAGTATAGCCGTATGAAGTTCCAAATATCTCCGTGAGTTCTAAGTAAGTTATCTACGTTGGCCTGTAAAAGAACGTGGATCTGCTTATCCTGAAGAACTGCAGTAATTAGTTTGGACTCTGTATTATTCACTTAGCCACTCCTTAGCCATTCTTCTACGCTCTGCTCTCTCTTCATCGTCTCTTTTTTTATCTTTTTTTGCCTGTAAAATTTTTTCTGCGTTATAAGCAAAGTAATTCCATGAAGGATTTTCTGAAACTGAAAAATAATACTCAAGTATATCGTAGCAGCCAGATAGTCCGTATGACTCTACAAGGCCATCTGAGGCCCACTGCTCTACGTTTAAATTAAGTGATGGCTTTGACTCGTACCTTGCGGTATGATACTTACTGTATCTTGAAAGCAAAGCCATACGGTCTTTGCGTTCTGCCATTACTCGTTAATTTCAGACTTTGCTTCGTTAATCTTTTCAGTTAACTTATCTTCTACAAACTTATAAACACGTTCAAATGCCTGGTCTGCAGTTTCTCCGTTACGTCTTGAATCTACAATTCCAAGATCAAGTCTTAGTGATTGAAAGTTTCCAAGGTTAAGTGTGTATCCAAGTGTTACAGATACCTTTGTGTCTTCGTTTTCCATGTTCATACCCTTCGTTAAATAGATTCAGACCAGATTGGAATGAATCGACCATCTTCAGTTCTCGTATATGTAAGTATACCATCGCCCATTCTTCGTGTCAACTCTTGCTTGCTTGGGGTGATATCATTTGTTATTAAATTATCTTTTCTTGGTCTACCAATATGGTATGTAGCAAGTATATCACGAATCTCCCTTACTTGCGATTCTGAGTAATAGGATCTTACCTGAAATCCTCTTGCTCCACCTTTTTGAGATCCCGTTGGAAATGGAATAACTCCTCGTTTCATTAGTGATGGCATATATTTTTTATGGCGATTAACTAAATCAGCAGTCTCTCTAACAGTATATGCTCTTTCACGTTTCTTTTTAAAATCAGAAATTAAACAACTTTCAATCTGATCTTTTGTTATATTGTAAACAGACATGATCCCGTTAGACTTGTTTAGGTGGTGTACTCTTACAAGGTCTCCATTTAAGAACCAGACCTTTTTATTCCCTGGAATTACAGGGAGGACATTGTAGCCTTCGCTCTCGATACTTCCCTTTTTAACAGCCATGACCCCTCCGCAGAACTTTCTGGTGGGTTATAAAAACTTCTTGATCCACATGAAATGCAATAGGTTTCAAGGTGACCGACTGTACTGTATTGTCTATCAAGAAACATTCTCCCACTACATCTTTTACACTTTAGCATTAATTAGGTACGCCAATGATAATTAAGTTAACATCAATAGACACATCTCCAGATGTATTAAATCTTACAATTCCTTCAACTCCAGATGTTGTAATGCTTTTTAAAACAATTGTAACGTTTTTGCCAGCAACTGTATTGCCAGTGTTGATGGCTGTTGCTGTTGCAATTGGAGTGTACTTAAATTCACCAGGGAAAGAATATGTAAATGATTTTTCTTCTCCAGCAGTGATTGTTCCGCTATTAACTACACGAACGTATCCTCCGATAACTCTGGCCTCACTGCCTTTAATATTTTGTCTTCCAGCATTTGGGGTGTCAATGGAGGTGTACTTATATGTTGCTGGTGAAATAGCAGATGATAAATCATTAACTGCTTGGGCTAACTGAGAAATGTATGTAACGTCTAGTGGTTGTCCACGCTCAGGTAAAGGTATTTTTGCCATAGTATATTAATTATACCACTAAACGGCTATCTGTGTTGATGTAAAAATTGCAGCATTTGTGAAATATTTTTTTGGATATGTAGGCACCTGAACTGCAACCTGAAAAGAAGATATTCCTGTTGGGACGAGTGTAGAAAATTGGGTTGAAGAAGAACTAGACAGATAGGTCCAGTCCTCTATATTTGTCTTTATATATACATCGTATTGCTGAAATGTCGTGGATGTTGGATTCTGCCAAACCATGTTAATAACATTTGATAAAACAGTTACTGAGCAAGCAACCTGTGCCACTGTTGGAGTAGTAACAGAGTAGTATGGAGACCAGTGAGATGTCCTGTTTCTGTCTTCAGACACTATCCTATATCTAACTAAATAGTTTTGCTCTGTTCCATTAAATGCTGGAAGGTCTTCTTTTTTTATAACAACCTTTTTAACAACTGGGTTTGACATTAAAGAACATCCATTCCAAACCTAAACTCAATGTGATTTGTTGTATTAGCATTTTTAATTATTGGCTCTGCATTTAAATTTTTTATCACAGAGTATCCAGATAGCCCGTATACAGGGTTAGAGGATGTCACATTTTCTAGTCTTAGAGCATCCAAGCAAACATAGTAGTCACTTGAAGCAACATTGTTTTTTATTACCGAAACATAAAACTTTACAGTGTCTACAACGTTCCAAGTAAAACCAGATGTCTTAATTAAATCTTGAAGTTCTACTGAAGATACAAAATATCGTCCTGTTGCAAAATCAACAGTTGGATCTGTATCCTTTAAGACTATTTGATGCCTTGCATACTGAGAGTTTGTAGAGTTTGCCTCATCCGTATCAGAAAATTCAACAACAATTCTAACTTCGTCTGGCTGTACCTCTGATTCTCCATCTTTATTTATAACAGAAAAAGCAAGTTTAAGTTGATCTGTTGGAGCATTTTTATTAAAGTCAACATTTGCTCCAGTCAAGTGTATGTGACTTGACCCATTTGGAACACCAACAACTCCGCTAGTAAGTGACAGGTTTGTCATGTCTCCTCTTATAACCATAATATTGTTTAAGAATCTACATCTTTCATACCGTGACGATCTTTCCTGATTTGTAAAAATTCTATTATCTGCGTTAGTTTGAAAAACTTGACTACTTGTACTGATAATATTGTTAGGAGGATTTGATCCTGAGTCTAATGGTTCATAAATTGGAAGAATTGCTACAGCACCATTTTGGTTATGGTATTCCCAGTTTTCTGTTCCGCTAAAAGAATATATTGTTTTGCTATCATAGGATCCTGCAGTTGGGTTTGCCCCTGCTGACCAAACGCCTACTTCAGTTATCTCATATCTTTCTGCTGTTGGAAGTTCTGCTGTAAAAACAATTTTTGATTGTCCGTTTTCAGTAACATATCCACGAGATGTTATTGGTACACGAAACATTTCAAAATCTAAAGATTTTTTTGCAGAGTAGTCTCCAAGAACTCCATCAGCAGGTAGTGGTTTTGCTCCACAGCCAATAGCAATGTATGATGCATATGCTGGGGCCTGTCCAACAAGATATTTGGCTAAAATATTCTTACCTGTATTAGTTATCATTTTTTATACCTCACCATATATTGTACCATTAAGTGTCTCTCCACTGTTTAGTATCTGAACATCAACCTGCTCATCAGGGTCAAGGGAAGAAACATTTATGACAAGATCTCCAGTAACGGGGTCTAAATATACAACCTCTCCACTTGGCCCTGTCCCGTAAGGAGGTAACTTTGACTCTAGCCTTATTGGAAAATTCTTAAAGTATGTATCTGCAGTGCTTTCTAGTTTTATTATATTATTAGGGTTGTACTGAATATACAGATCTTTAAGGTTTTTTAAAGGGCTATAGATTACATCTTGGCCATTGATTGTGTCACTTCTTGATATATTTATTAATTCTTGTCCCCCAATATTTTCAAAAATCATATCTGCCATGATGTCTATGTCCATTGGAGGATTGCTCAAAGCAATTAGTTCTGGCGTTGCAGACTTAACTGATGCTAAAGAGGATGACTTTATGTCTGGCTTTGATTGATTTGCTACTGAATCCGTTGTCATTAAACGACCTCACTTAAAAATACTGTCATTGTTGGACCATCGTTTTCTCTTGCATACTCTATATTATACACAACAAATCGTTTTTCTACTGATGAAACCATATCTATACCATTATCAACATAGTCTACGGAAACAATATCTCCAAGTTGGATCATAGGGTTTGCAAATATCTTAACACCCATCGATCTTCTTGGTTTCATTATTTTTTTAATAACCCAAGACATTAGGTTTTCTGCTGCGTCATGAGACTGAATATATGGAACTTCTAGACTAAAGTCTTTTTTGCCGTAAGACATACGGCTTAATTTTATATCCTCATAATCTTTTGCAACTTTAAATGGGTATGAGACTAAAGATGAATCAATGGTCTCTGGATCTGCCAAATTACTATTCTTTGCAAAATACTCATCAACTGTTAAGTCGTTGTCAGATTGCTGGCTAAAAGCAATTCCCTGAATTCTTAAGTAATTTCCACTACTTTCATCTAAACTTAAGGCAGTGTCTGTTGAGTTAAAAACTAAAAACTCTGCTCCGTATGATCCCGCTGTAAATCCAGAAATTGAATAGCCTTTAATTCTGTTAAATGTAGGAGAGAGTTTTGCGTATAGTGCTGGATAGGCCTTGTCATACTTAATATTAAATGATGCAGCCTCTCTCATTATTGTTCCAAACTCTTCAAAGTACATACTAAATGCAGGTGGCTCGGCAGAACTTATTCCTGCAAGATAAGTTCCTTGCACGACACCACTCATCGCATACTTCATAAATGAATCGTTTGCATTTATTTCAGAATCACCAAAGGCTGAGGCTATTGGAGCATTAATCTTAAATGCAGTATTTTGCGAGTAATTATTTGCAAGTGCATATATATTTTCAAACATTACCCTAGATGATCCACGAACAAAAAGGGCCATATTGTTGTATGCTGGCAATGGCTCTTCGTCGTCAACTGTTGCAATTAGATTGTTATTTATATATAAGAAAAACCTTCTTCTTGTTCCAATATCTTGGTACTCAACGGACAGGTCAAAGACTGTTGGGTTTTCTTCTGTTGACATTCTGTATTGACCAGTAAATCTTCCATCGTCTACAACAATATTTGTTAGTCCTTCATACAACTTGATAGGAATTGCATTAGTTCCAGATGCCTTAACCTTGTAAAACATTACGTTGTTTACATTTTTTTTCTCAGACTCATTAAGGTTGTTGGCACCCAAAGCGATAATTTCAAAGTAGTATCCGTTATTACTTTCTGGGTTAATCATTACTGCTAACCCTCCAGAACCTCCAACGATACTGATACTTTTTTCTGGAGTTGTCCCTGGAACAGTAAAGTATGTTGATGCACCTACTGGAGTTTGTCCACGATTTGCATCATTTTCAACCTTGCCTACAATTCTCATTCTAGTCCCAAAATGCTTATACTTGTTTTCTAATTTTTTATAAACGTAAGAAACAAAATCAACTGGCGACTCTGTTGTAGTAAACCCTGGACCGTTCATGACTAAAGCCGAAGACTGTACAGTACCTGCCTGTGTAGATAGCATTCCGTTTACTTCTGACTCAGAGATATATTTTGATGCTAAGAAGTTTTTTATAATACCATTTCTTGATGTTTTTTGTGCAAGAGTATTGTTTATTCCTGCTGGGCCAACAGTAGTTACAGGTGCTGTTTGGTTTAAATCAAATAAGTACTTTGACTGCATCGTGCATCCACGAACATTAGAATTGTTTGACCAATAAGGGTTTAAACCTGCCCCATGCTCAGAAACTGGCGTTCCGAACTGACCTCTTCCATGCTTTGAAACTGGACCATTCTTAAGTTTATATACACCAGAAATTTCTTCGTAATTTGGCTCTGCATAAATTCTAACTAGTCCTGTTGGATATATCTTTCCATTAAACGGCAAAGATGAAAAATACTTATCGTACTCTTGAACATTATTGATCCAGACATCTCCAGTACCAGAAATATTGTACTGAACCGCATCATACTTAATAATTTCTCCGTTTGAGTAGAAGTATCCGTTATACCTAGTTATCCAGTAAACTCCTTCTCCAAGGTCCATTATATTGTCTACAAGCCTATTATTTTTTACAGATGGTAAACTTTCAGAAAGGTTTGAGTTTAATGGTATTGCACTTAGCATATATGTTGATTGGTTTCCAACTTCGCCATTGATAGATTTTGTATTTTGAGTTCCCTGAACTTCCCAAAGAAGCACTGGCTTGTATATCCAAGTTTTTTCATTATCTATAAGGCTTGCCTGCTTTATGCTTCCTAGAGATCTCTGTATATATCTTGTTGTATATACAATTTTCCCATCGTTATACACTTCATTATCTTGTGATGTTATTTCTATAATATTAGAAAGTTTGCTATTTGATTTTTTATTTTTTAATACTCCATCATCACTAAAGTCTGTAGTTCCATAAAGCGTAAGGTCTGTTGGTCTTTGATCTAATGACGGCATTATATAATCTTTGCTCATCATAACAAAGTTATTGTATTCATCAAAAAACATTGCAGTCTGAGTTGATATGGCAATATCCTCTAAAACCTTTGCAACACTTTTTTCTGGAGGAATAAAAAAGTATGGTATTATTACTTCTGATTCGCCCTCTACTCTTTTAAAAACATAATTAGAAAATCCTATTGAATCAAGAAGTATAGAAACTGCAGAACTTACAGAGGCATTAGTCAGTAGCATTTGTGGTGCAGTCTGTGATTCAAAATAAAAATATAAATCTCTAAGTTCTATTGAAACTTCTTTTGATTGATTATTTAGTTTTGGAAACCCATCTGCGTACATCGTTTTTATTGGCATGTAGTATTCAATGCCCTGTGTATCTGTTATAACTTCATATAGTTTTATTTGAATGTTTTTTGAAACATATCTACTAATTATGCTTGTTGGGTTATCTGAATGAAAAGCATCGTCAAAATCAAATAGTGAAATCGATCCTGTTGAGGCGAGTAGTTGTCCTACTGGCAATCCGCTTACTCCTAAATCAGAAGCACTCTTGTTTACAGAGTATTTCATTACCCTATCGCTTAAGTCTGCTGTTAGCCTTGGAGATATTTCAATTAAATCAAAAGTAGAATCAAACTTATTCATTGAGTCAACAACTATTCTGATGCCAGAAATATATTCAAACTCTTTATATTTTGTAACATTATTAGCAACAAAAGATGGTGGGTTTGTTAGATCTGTTACAAAACTTGTGAGTCCACTGACAACTGAATCTTCAAGGGACCACCCGTATGTTGGTGTAAAGGTTTTCCAGGCACCCCTACTCCATATGTGGAATGTACCTAAAGATGTACTATTTGGTACAACCAAAAATGCATCTCCTTCATTTGCAGACTCTGGCCTTAGTAGTACAGAGGAAATCTCTTTAATAAAATTAAATGTATCTGAGTATGCGACTGGAACTATTAATCCATAAGACAATTCTACGTATCCATCAGATCCTATGATTGCTGTACCGTCTTTTCTTTTGTCACTGCTAGAAAAAGACTTAGCGTCTACCCAACTATTATTTTTTAATACTTGAATTTTCCAGTTGTTAGGCGTAGTTCTATTGTTTTCTCCAAAGTAGGGATCTAAAAATGTTTCAGCAGAGTTTGAGAATATTCCATAGTCCAACTCCCCAGTATTTGTTTGCATCTTTACAACTATTCTGTTTGCTGGTATCTGCTCTTTATAAACCACGAATGGGCAAGCATCTTCTATTCTATTCTTTCCATTTACTGTCTTGTTGGCAACTCCATACTCAATACCACTTTCTGTTCTAAAAGATGTCCAGTATTTAAATGGATCCTTTTTATCTGGCATATAGTATCTTGGTCTCTTGGCCATATTGATATTTGGATTATGTAAAAATTTACCATTAAGGTATGTTGCCTTATTGATTCCGCTGCGTGGACGTTGATATGAAAAACAATTTTCTAAAGAGTACAGCATCTTCATTTTATCTTTTGCTGGATACAAGGATGTTGGAATACCTTCGTCATCAAATCCACCATCTATTTTTATGTCTGCATCTGTTGCACCAGTGTAATATTTTACACCGTTTGTACTAGATTCTAATGGATCAAAAGTATTTGGAATTGTTCTGTATGCAGAATCCTGCTGGGTTGGTCTGTATCTATAGTTTCCAACCATCTTAATGTTTGATGCTATATTCATGTTCCATTCAGCAATTACTGATGATCTTGTTTGAACTGAAGAGTTTGTCTCTATATAATTTAATAAATCTTTGTCTTGAAACATTATGCCTCTTCCAGTGTAAGAGACACATTCCAAAAGTCAAAGTTTAAACCGCTTCTTTTTACAACTGAATAACTAAAGTCTGAGAAAAAAACTTCTACTATCTCATTATACTTATTAATATTATTAAATCTATTATCTATCTCGCTAGTGTCTGTATCTTCAAAATTTGTATACTTATCGTAAGAAAGATATACCCAGAAAGAACCTCTGTGATTTTCATACCAATTAAGAAGTTCTACTCCGCCTGCTCCGCCATCTGTTGTAAACTCTAAAGGGTTTGTCCTTGATGCGGTCTTAAGCATATCTGCATTTCCATTAGCATCAAAGTCTGCCTTGGTATCATATGCTCTTGATGGGAGCATATCCCAGGATGCTGTTATCTGTAGTTTATCTGCAATATGATATGACCTCATTCGGCCATTAATCATTCTTTCTCTTTTTTCAATTCTGGTAGGCTTAAAATTAATGTCTGATCTGTTATCATCCGAAAGTATTAAAAACTCGCCATTGGAGCCTTCAGAGGCTGTATAGGACCCTATTTCACTGCCGTCTGGGATGTAGAAACCATCAACCTTTGTTCCAGGGTTATCAGCAAATAGCATTGCCTGTGGTCTAGAATACTTCTTTCTTCCAGACATGTAATTGTTAGTTGCCATTAGATTCTAGTCCCCCTAAGTTTTTGTGATTCAACGCTTCGTATTTGTGTCATAACAACCCTTGCAATTTCATCAGGGTTTGCTTCTGACTCTACATTAACATTAATACTATAATTATACACTGAGTCGCCAACTGATGATCCATTATTAATTGACTTCATTTTTTCTAAACCATAAGACTGCACAGCATACTTGCTCATCACAAACTCTCCTGGAGTAAGCATTGCAGGAACTGTATCTGTGCCACGAGCAAATGTGCTATTCCCCAACACTCCAGATATTAGTCCTCCCTTAGATTTATACTGTGGGGGAACAAACTTGCTGCCAACATACACACCTGTTCCTGGAACAAGTTTTTGTGCTGGTATAAACGTACTTCCAGAGTAAACTCCTGTTCCTGGTTTAATTCCTGGATTTGGATCAACCTGCTTTTTTGGTGTAGGCGTTGGAGTAGGTTTTGGGGTAGGCTTTGGTGTAGGCTTTGGTGTAGGCTTTGATGTTGTAGTTGATGCAGAAAGTCTTGCTTGTGCTGCTGCAAGTTGTGACGCAATAGATGCTGCACCAATTGCTCCGCTTTCTGCTAATGCTAGTTTGCTTGGGCTAACTCCTGCTGCAGCCTTTGCTGCAGATTCAAAATGACCCTTTGCTAATGCTGCTGCATATGCATCTGCTGCAGAATCACTCTTTGAGCCAGCACTTCCATCTACTGCTGCTGCTGCATCTGCTGCTACTTCTTCTGCTGCTGCATCTGCATTTGCTTTAATTCCATCTGCTACAACCTGTGCTGCTGCAGCGTTTTGTGCTGCTGCGATTGCTGCAATAACCTCTGCCCACTTAGCCCTAATTGCTTCAATGGCTGCAAGCATTCCTCCAAATACAGCAGTAAGATTTTGTGCTGCTACCTCACTAAGTTCAATTTCTGCTTTTATCTTTTCAAACTGATCTCTTGATTTTCCTAAAACAGTCAAGTTAGATACATCTATATCAAGTCTTCTCTGTGCTAAATCATTTTGGTGCTGCATATCTGCAATGCTATCCTCAAGAGGCCACAGTTGTTCTTTATTAATTTTATAGATTGCATCTTCTTTATCTCTAATCTTTAGAAGTGCTGCTTCTCTTCCTTCTTCAAAATCATAAATTTTATCTTGCAGAGCCAAAATGTCTGCCATAATCTTAAGTCTTTCTGGATTATTTTCCATCTTATAGATTTCTTGACTTATAACAAACTGTCTTTCAGAAATTTGCAGTTGACTCAAACCGCTCTCTGCTCCACGCAAACCATCTAGTTCGTTTGTACGTGCCTGCTCAAGAGCATCCATCACTCCTTCTTGATTTCTTGATGCTTGGTCAGCACGACTTGCCTGCATAGCCCTTGCTGCTGCTGATATATCTCCCTGAGTAAGAGCATCTGCAAGATCTAACTGGCTTTGCTGCTGAGCAATAATTCCATCATTAATATCTGCTACCTTTTGTAGCGCTTCTGCCTGCTTGTCATATCTCTCATTAATCTTTTCTGCTTGGTTTGCCATAATTGCCAAGTCATTAGAAAGTTTTGTATTTTCATCATTTAACTTTCCTATAGCACGATTACCAAAGATTGGATTCATCTCTAGTTCTCTTTCCATATCACTGATTTTTTCTGAAGCCTCTTCGATTGGTCGTGTATAGTTCATTTCAATATCTCGTTCCATACCACGAATTTCACGATTAATTAATTCTATTTGATGTCTAAATCCTGCTGCCTTAAGTTCTGCTTCTGCAATTAACTTATTGTTCTTTTGAATAGTTGCAACATCTATCTTGTTTTGAGGAGAAGAGAATCCTTCAACGCCGTTTCTAATCCCAGATTCAAGTGCAGCAAATAATCTTTCTGCTGCGTCAATTCCAGGCTGTGCTGCTTCTCCATACTTACCAGCATTATACTTTACCTGAATATCAATAATTTTTTTGGCTTCAATAGAGTTTAGGAAGTCTGCTATTTCTTTAGCGTCGACCTTTCCATCTTTGAGGTCTTCAATTAAATGCTTTGCTAGTGCTGGATCTTCTAGTGCTGCTGCCATCTGATCTGCTGACATTCCTGCAGCCTTCATTGCAGTCATAAGTTTTGGCATTTGCTCTAAAAGTTTGAACTCTTCATTTGCCTGAATCATTTTTTGTCTAAGTGCAAATCTTTCTAATTCAGAACTAGCCTTCTTTAAATCATCTATGTATGCTTTTCTTTCAGGTGAGCCTTCTTTGCCAAGAGTTCCTGCTGCAATTGCTGCTGCTACCGCAGCATCTTCTACATGCTTTAGCGCATCTGTTGCACTTACTCCGCTGGCAATAAGCATTCTAAATGCTTTTTCTTTATCTGCAATTTCTGACACAGTTTCTTTATTTACAAGTTGAGCCTCTCCAATTTGTGCTTCTCTATAAAATCTCATTAGGCCATCGCCTGTTTTTGTTAGTCCCTCAATGTTAGCCTTTGTTCTTGGCTTACCCTTTTTAAATTTAAAGATTGCTTTTTCATTCTTTAAGTTTGCTATGGCCTTAAAGTCTTCTGCAGACATTCCCATAATCATGTCTCTAAATTCTTTTGGAACCTTCATCTTAAGCATTCTTTGTTGCAGGCCATCAAACACATCCATTAATGAAGATATGTCCTTTTTAGCCTTCTTACTATTAAGAGCAGCAAGCATTGACTTTAGTGGTTGTGTTGCATCAAATGCACCGTCACGAACATTCTTTATTCTCATTGCAAGTTCTTCAAGGAAGTCTAATGGATTCTTTTTGCTTCCCTTGTCTCCGCCATCAAGAGGTCCACCAGGCTTGCTTGCAATAGTGGGGTCAGAACCAAAGATTGCTTCTACACCCTTATTAGCCCACGCTGCTGCTGCTTTAAAGTCATTTAGAGGAAGTGGCTTTCCATTTGCATCTAGTGTTAGCAGTCTAATTACAGTGTTGTATTCTGCTGTGTATTTTGCCGACCCCTTATCGCCCTTTAGAATTGCTGCATTTTCAGCCTGCAATTTAACCCAAGCATCCTTTTCTGCTTGTGTCTTAAATGATGTTGCCGTAGTAAACAATGTTGTATATGTTTCAAATGCTTCTTTTCTTACTTCTGGTTTTAGTTTTGAATAGTAATCCCAGTTATCTATAATTCCCTGCATGTCTACATTATTGTCTATTCCAAATTTAATAATTGCTTCTTTTTCTATTGGATCTGGTAATGCTTCAAGTGCTGCTAGTTTGTTTGATAACTCAACTAGTCCAGGCATACCAATTGTATCTATAGTTGCCTGCATATCTACTTCTAGGCCATCTGATCTTTGAAGAACTGCAATAGCCTTTCCTACTCTATCAAACTCTTCTGGATTCTTTCTAGACATCTGTATCATAATTCTCTTAGCAGTTTTCTTGTCAACACCGCTTAACATTCCTGCAAGTTCTGCCATCTTTGCTCCACCGTGTAGTCTCATACCAACTGCTAAGACTGTGTCCATCTTTTTTAGGTCGCCCTTAAAAATTTTCATCATTGTTTCAATTTGTTCTGGCTGCATTTGTCCAGACTGCATTAGGAAGTTTATTTTTGCTTCAAAGGTTCTTCCTTCATTTTTATTTGCAAAAGACTTATCTTCGTCTGCTCTAGCACCCAGATCCAAGACTCTTTGTGCTGATGCTTCTTGTGCTGTACCCTTGTACTTTGCTTTTACATCTGCTTTCTGTGCATCAAAGAAAGCATCTTGTCTTCTTGCTGCGTCATTTAAAAAGTTATTGCCAGTAAATAATTTTGATTTATTTTGATTAATAATATCACTAGCATAACTTGTTTGTCTTGAAATCTGTGCAGCAACAAGATTGTTAAGTCTGGCCATTCCAGCCTCTTGCTCCTTTGTCATTGCGACAATCTTTTCTTGTATTTCTAACTGCTTTTCTTTATTGGTTGTTGCTACCAACTCATTTTTTAATGTTTTTAATTGCTCATCATAGTACATAGACATTGCATCTGCTTGTGCCTGTGCTGTTTCAATTGCTGAAGATCCCGCAACAGCAAGTGCTGCTGTTTTATCAGATCCAGATGCTGCACCAATAAGTCCAAGAGTTCCAAACATAGAAAGTTTGCTGTTGCCACCAACTTCTGACCTATCCTTTGAATTAACTTTTCTTACTAATTCTTCAGACAAAGATGCTGATCTTTGTGCAATTCTTGCTCTTACCTCTAAAGGATCTTTTGCTAAATCTTCTCCATTTGGTCCAATAAGTTTTCTTAACTCTAAATTAATTCTTACGCCAGCAACAGAATCTTTGAGATTAATTCCCATCTGAGTTGCAATATCTTGTCCAAGTTCAGGGGCTATTGTTCCGTCAGATATCGCTGCTGCTATCTGTAATGCAAACTGTTCTGCTGCAACCTGTGTTCCATTCTTTGTTGCATTTGCTACAAATGCATTTTGTAGTGCTTTACCTGCTTCTCCCTCAAGGAACTGTGCAGACTCCATAGTACTCTTTCTGTTGACCTCAACATAAGTATTTAGTTGTCCTTCGCCCCTTCTTTTATTCATTAATTCAGAAGCGCCTACCTTACCAGTTTGCTCTCCTATCTTTTTTAACATGTCTGCAGATACTGTTGTAGATCTTGTAAACTTTGCAATGGCTATTGCAGTACCTTCTAGTTTTTTATTTAAAGCATATGCTCCAATAGCAACTGCTGCGAGTGCTGCGACAATACCTTGTGGTCCAGTCATTCCTGCAATCATCGGCGCAAATTGTGCTACTGTTGCTACTGCTCCCAAGCCAGCCGTTACTGCAGGTGGGGCTCCTGCCATACCAGCAACCATTGCTGCCGTACCTGCTGCTCCAGAAACCTTTCCAGAAAACTTTCCAACTTTCTCTCTACGCATTCCACGCTTCTTTTTCTTTATTTGGCTTTCAGTAAGCGTTGTTGGTTGTCTCTTTCCATCTTTATCTAATTCTGGATCAAAAAGTATATGACCATTCTTGTCTCTTGTATAGTTAGATGCCTCTTCGTATGCCTCAACTGACCCCATTCTATTTTTGTTTAGATCATTTTGTGATTGACTTCCTGGAGGAACAATTCCATTTTCTGCTGCTTGCAATGCTGCTTGCTCTGCATTGTATTTTTTAAGTCTTTCAAGTTCTCTTTGCTTTTCTGCTTCAATTTGCTCATTTATGTTAGCAACATTTGTTGAAGATTCTGCAAGGTCTTGCTGAGCAAAACCAGTCTGATCTGTTGCTTGAAGGACATCATTAAGGTTTCCAGTTGTTGCATTTGTGATCTGTGCGCCAGTTGAAAGGTTTGTTGCATTTTCTGTTTGAGCATTAACAGCATCCTGTGTTACGCTTGCAAGTTCTTCTGTTTGACCTGCTACAACTTCAGAAGATTCTGCTGTAGTTTCTGTATCATCAACAATTCTTCTTAGGCCATCGCCTTGCTCTGCAGTTCCATTCGCTACGATTTCGTTTGGTGTTGCACTACCATTTTCTAACTGGGTTGCTTGGATATCTGCTTCTGCTGCTTTTATTCTTAACTCTGCTGCTTTTATTTCTGCTTCATCTGCCTGCTTTTTTAGTGCTCTAGCATTTTCAGCAGTGTAAATATTCTTACCATCTTCACGTGCTGCGACTTCTTCCCATTTTGCTGCTTCAGTTCTAAGTTTTGCTGCTGATGCTTCTGCATTAGATGCTTCATTACTTAGCCTATCTGCTTCTTCACGAGCCTTGCCAATATTAATAGTATTACCTTTAACAGTAACTCTTGATCTACTCTCGTCCTTAATCTGTTGTACAACCTGTGATTGTGCTGTGGCTGCTTGCTCCGTACTTACTGCTAACTGTTCGGCTGCTGCTTCAGTTCTTCCTGTTAATGAAACAGTTGCAGAAGAACTAGTTGACGCAGATGATGAACCTCCGACAGTTCCTGTAGCACCAAGTTTTCTTCTTTGTCTATCTTGAGACTTAAGAATTTGTCTTTCATCACGCATCTCTGGAGTATCAATATCGTCATAAAATGCTTTGTTTCCAAGATCCATCTTGTCAACTTTTGCTTGCGTTTCTGCTGCAGTTGGAACTGCGGAACTTCCAAGTCTAGAAGACTGTGCAGAAACTGCTGCTTCTCCTTCTTGCATTCCTTGAACAATTCCATCAGCAACTTCTCTACCAGCCTTTATTCCCTTTTTAGATGGAGACCCTGCATCAGTTCCTTGAGGTCCTCTTACTCCGTCTGCTGCTGCTGCGCCAACCTTTGCTCCCTCTGCTTCGGCTCTGGCCTTATCTTCTGCACTGGCTTCAATCTTTGGAGCAATTGATGCTAACTCTGCTTCTTGCTTTGGAATTCTATAATCTTCTACTTCTGCTCTCTTTTTTGCAATAATCGCTAGTTGTTCTTCGGATAAAGGAAGTCTTTCCTTGCTTGTTTTTCCATCTGGTCCAACTGTTGTTCTATTTACTACTGGAGACTCTACATTTGATCTTCCTCCATACATTGATTCAGATCCTGGGTAATGAGAAAACTCCATGCTGTCTATGTCGTCTGAAAGTTCTGGATGCTTTGCTTTTAATCTTTTCTTTTGTTCTGCAGCATAGTAAGCCTCTGTTGTTCTTTCATCTCTCATTGTTGCTTCTCCAGGCTTACCATCTCTACCTGGTTTTACATCAACAACTGGATTACTTGGAATTATAAAATCTTGTGCTTTCTTTGGTGCAATGCGCTGTCTAATAATTTCTTTTTCTTTATTAGTTAAATCTGTTCTTTCTTCTATTGCCTTTAATGCTTTATCTGATGCAGTCTGCCATGATGATGTGGTTCCATCGTAAGCAAGAACCATTTCGTCAAGTGTTGATTCGAGTTCTACTAATACCTCTGATGCTCTCTCTGCTGAAGCCCCTGCTTTTTCCAAAGGAACTCTGATGTTTTCGTCCATAGAGTCTCTACCAAATTCACTTTGTAAATAATCTGGATCTTGTCCCATTTCTCCAGCAGCATTTTTTCCGTGGTTTACTTCTTTTGGTGCCAGGTTTCCAGCAGCAGAATACTTTTTTTCTAAAACGCCAACAGGCATTCTTAGTCTGTCCGTTTGTGAGTTAAGCCCTAGTTGCTCAAATAGTTTTGCAATTATGTCTGATGAAAATGGAGATTTGCCAGTACCCTTAGAGTACTTCATTACAGAACCATTTTGAAGTGCAGCAACTAGTTCTGGGTTTTCTTTTGCAGTCTGCTTGGTAATAACAACTTCACCAGGAGTTAACAATGCTGGAACTGTATCTCTATTTCCAGATCCTGGAACAACTCCACCTGTTGCAAACTTCTTTGGAGGCAATCCTGCTACTGCTCCTGCTGGTCCTGGAACTGTATTAAATAGTCCTGGGGAGTTGCTTGCTAGTGCTCTAGCCTGACTAGATGCATTTGAATATGCTGCTGCAAGTGAATCTACGGCTGCTTTCTCAACATTAAAGGTAGATATCAACTGGCTATGAGATGTATGAAGTGCATTTGTTTCTGCAAGGTTTTCAATTTGTTGATTAGTTAAATAATCAAAACCACCACCCAATACATTGTTTTGTCCATTAAGTTTTGCAATTCCTCCACGCAACATTGCAAAGAATTTTATAAGGTTGGCAACACCGTTAGCAAGAATACCAAATGTCATCAAAGCAACTGGGGCAAGGCCTCCAATTACACCAATCATAATTGTTATTACTTTTTTAGTTCCATCCCCTAGTCCATTAAATTTTTCTAAAATCTTTCCTGCAAAGGCGACTATTGGAGTTACTGCTTCTAGGAATGCCTTGCCAACTGGAACCAACTGTGTTTTAAGGTTTTCCATTGCCTTTTTAAATTTAGCGCCAGTTGAGTCTTCAATTCTTTTTAATTCTCTTTCAGATAGAATTGCTAGTTCTTCTACTGATGCCCCAGCAAGACCAAGTGCTCGGGCTGCTTGAGAAGAATCTTTTGTAACGTTTTGGAATAATGTTGACAGACGAGCAAACTGGAACTTTCCAAATAGTTGTTCGATTGCTCTTGCACGGTTAAGTGGATCTAACGTGTCAAGCGCTCTAGCAAACCCAACAACTGTTCCCTTTAAATCTCCAGCATTATTATTGACTATACCTTTTATATTTATACCAAGTTCAGCAAGAAATTCTGCTGACTTTTTTGAAGGGTTAATCATGGATGCAAGACCAGACTTAAGTGCGTTAGCACCTTCTGATGCGTTGATTCCACCTTCCTTCATAGCAGTCATAAAGAATGCTAGATCTTCAACGTTACCACCAAGTTGCTTTACAACTGGTCCAGCCTTTGGAATAGCAATTGTTAAATCTTCAATAGATAGAACAGTCTGGTTTTCTACTGCGTTAAGGAAGTTTATCTTGCCTGCTAGTTCTTCTGTTGCAAGACCAAACGCATTTGTTAATGATATTGTTGTCTCAAGAGCCTGCTGCTGTTCTACCTGACCAAGTACAGAAAGTCTGGTTGCCTGAACTACCTGAGCACTTAGTGCATCTCCAGTAAGACCCATTGCTGCAGCAGAGGCAGCCATTTCCATAGTATCCTTTACTGCGATTCCATATTTTGTAAACTCTTTTCCAAGTCTTTGAATATCTGCAACTGCCTTGTTTGTTGCGTCACCAGAGGTTGTCATGTCTCCATAAACTCTAGTAAACTTAAGAACAGCCTGTTCCATTTCCATGAATGTCTTTGCTGCTGTAGAGCCAAGAATGGAAAGTGGTATTGTCAAACCAACCATCAACTGACGGCCAGCCCACTGAGTATTCTTACCAAAGTTTAAAAGTTGTGTGGAGCCTTGCTTTAATAGTTGATTCAGGAACTGCTGTCTTTGTGCAGCCATTTGCATGCGAGTTGCATAGTCTGTATACTTGCCACCAGCCATTTGTAAGTGCTTTGGTATGACCTGCAAAACCTTGATCATGTCTCCATTTGCAGCCTGCATCTGGATATACTGTGACTGTAGAAGTTTTACTCTATCTTTACGAGCACGGTTAATAATCTCACGCTCTTGGGCAAACATGCCCTTAAATGTTTTGGTGTTGGCTGTTGCAGCAGCGACAGTGTATCTAAAATACTCTCGCATTGAGAGTTGGTTTTTTTCAAGTGCACTAGTAAAAGATGAAGTGCTTGTCGCTACTTCTTTTTGTGTTGCTACAAACTTACCAGTTGCATTAATAGCCTGCATTAATTGGGAGTTGAGTCCCTTTTGTGCATTCATTGCAGCAACATTTCCCTGAGTTAGGGATTGGTTGAAACGGCTTAGTCCCGCCTGTAACTGACGTAATTGTGCTAGTGCATTGGAGGTATCAAAATTAATACCTATATTTGCATTTACGTCAGCCAATCACGACACCTCTTTACTTGATTGAGTTTAAAAGACCTGTTGCATCAGAAAGGTTCATACCTGAAGCAGCATCAATGATCTTGTAGACTGTAGGAAGATCTAGATTTTCCTCAATCGCCTCTCTGTTGTCTGCTAATGCAGGCAAGTATTGTTTAAATGCAATCTGGACACAGTCAAGCAAAACATCCATTGACTTGTCGTTATCATCTGCCACATCCTGAAGACCTGAAAAATTCTTCATAAATGGCTTAAGCAAAGAGATCTTAAGTGGTCTTGCTTCAAACTTTGTACCGTCGATAAGAGAAAGTTCGTTCTTATCTTTAACATCTGTACTCATATTATCCTCCATTGTAGTTGTTTAATTATACCATAAACAGGCTTGTTTTTTACTCTATTTTTTCATA